ACCAAGCAAAGTGAGTGATTATAATTGCAGTTGTCCAAGAGAGTATGAAAATGAAGACTCAGATGGTAAGTCAAAAAAAGTAGTAGAAAGCAGATCTGTATTATACACAATGCTTATAGATTTGTTTAAGTCTTACTATACAGCAGAACGTGCTTACAGAAGTACATTGGAAGAGGTAGCTAAACAAGATGGCAAAAGCATAACAATAAGCCAATACAATTACTATGGGGCTAGAAGAACAGAAAAAGGAGCAGATGATGTACCTTGGTACGAACTTAACGCTTACAAAGATACCACTGAGCCTTACATATCATGGGCAACACTTGAAGCTGCAATAAATGCAAAAGCTATTCCTACGGATGAGAATAATATCTACACGTTAGGTAAACTCACAAGCACAAAAATGCTACTTACCCATCATCCAAAATTAGAATCCACAGACCCTAGAGTATGTGTAATTCCAGGAACAACATACGATAGCAAAATAGTCAACTTGGTACGAACTGGCGACATTCCAGTATCAGCAATAGTAGAGGATGGTGGAAAGAAATACGTAATGCTCGACAACATAATGGTAAATGTTGTAATGCTGTTAGTTGAATTAGATAGTGTAGAAAAGGGTGATGGCACAATCACATCTTTTTTAACAAACGTACTAAACAAAATAAATAACGTATGTGGAAGTTTGTGGGAATTTGAAATAGTATCAACAACGGGAAACTGCATCACAAATCCTGCAGATACGTTGACTGTCAACACAGGATTTGGACAATCTGTAACTGGAACCAAGGGAGAGTATGATGAAAAGCATCCAACAATATCAATAGTGGATGCTAAAATGTATCAAGCAGATAAAACATACTCATTACCAGCATTGCCCATTGGAAATATTAATGATAAAATATCAGTACTTAGAGGTTTTCAGTTAGATATGAAAATGACTGACTCAATGAAATCACAAGCACTTTATTCTAATGGAAGCCAACAAACAACCTCAGATACTAGTTGTGGTTCTAATGCCATCTTTGCACCTTTTGGATTATCAAGTACTAACACGTTTAAGAATCTAGCTAAACCAAAAGCTGCTGTACCACCTAAATGTGACGATTGCAAAAAAGCAAGTCCAAACAGCACAAAACAACCAAAGGAGTTTAGTGATTTAATGGCTGATTTAACGGATGATGTCAGCTCATCAACCACAACAGCTGCATTATCGGCATTAATTAAGGAGTATGGAAACAGCAGTCGTGAGGGAGATAATTCACATTGTGATGGAACACCACTGCCATTTGTGTTTTCATTTACTTTGGATGGCATTGGTGGTTTTTCATTTGGACAAACAGTAACGTGTGACAGAATACCCGAAGATGTTAGAAAATCTTTTGTTTTTCAGGTAACAGCTGTAGAGCATTCAATTACGCCAAATGACTGGACAACAACAGTAAACACGGTAGCTAGAGCAAATTTTAGTAAATAAGCATGGAAAAGCAAACAAGGACCAGTGAATTTTCACAAAGACGTAACGACAATCTATATCTATACACTAAAGGAAATCAGTACAGCTTGGATGGTGAAAACTATATTGGTGAATATCATATAGATGGCATAACTCCAAGAACAGGACCAGTACCATCACCCAATTCAATAGATCTAGGCAGAGTATACACTAACAAAGATCACTATGTGTATGACAAATTGTTTTCTTTCGATGTACCAATCAATAGCACAATACAACCAAAACCATATATATACAGACCAACAGAGCAAGCATATGCCAATGGATACGATTTACGATACTTTGTAGAAAAAATCAATGACGAAAGAAGTTATGCTATTGAAATAGATGCAAATCAATTTGGATTAATTGGCAAAAAAGATGGTATTGATGGAGGATTGTATCTTTCAGCAACCGTAAAGTGGAAATTAACAGGAAATATAGATGACATAAGCACATTAAATCAGTTAGAACTACAACAAGCTTCCACTAAGATACCTACAATACTTTACTCAATAAAAAACTTTACAGAATTTGCACGAATAACTTTTGTTTGATTTCTGATATAATTTGGGTATAGTTGTGTACATGATAGTAGATTACGTTAGCCAATTAGATAGTTTTCAAGACAAGGTTGTGTTTCTATATCCCATATTAACGGATGACAGATTACACCACCATCACAATCCAATTATAGGGTTTGTTGTAATTGATGTAATAACAAAACAAACATTCACAATAAGCAACAACCACCAAGAAGGAGTCTTTCACACAAGTGATTTATCTTTTCTAAAAAATTGTAAGGTTTACTGTTATGACACTACAGTCTTGAAATATGCTGGTTATGATGTAAGCACTTACATAGATGCAAAAATGCAATATTATCTTTACACCAACAATGGATACAGTACAGATACACCTAAAATCATATCCCACTACAATAGACTATACAATAACTGCTATAGAATAAATGAGTTAGTTTCACTAACAAAGCACGAAGAAATAGCAATGTCAATATTTGAGGAATGTTGGGTGAGAGACACACAGCCAGGACTATCCTTTTATCAGAACGAATTACTGAGTGCATTTCACAACATAGAGTGTAATGGATTGCACATAGATCAGCAGCTATTTAAACAGTCATTTGGCCAATCCCTAAGTAAGCATGACCAACTATGTTTCACACAATATAATTATTATACCTTAACAGGAAGACCAAGTAATAGATTTGGTGGAATAAACTTTGCAGCTTTAAATAAAGAAGATGGATCACGAGATGTTTTTACATCAAGACATGCAGATGGATTGCTAGTTGAATTAGATTTTAATTCATATCATCCTAGGTTAATAGCATCACTAATAGGCTATGATTTTAAAAATGAAAATGTATATGAGCATCTAGCAACTCACTATGCAAACACACACAACCCAACTCCAGAGCAAATAGAATCAGCAAAAGAGGCTACATTCAGACAACTTTACGGAGGAATACAACACCAATACCTACACATACCTTTTTTTGCAAAAACAAATGACTTTGCAAATTATTTATGGAAGCTGATGGATAAGCAGGAATATATTGAAAGTCCAATTTCTGGTAGACGTATTTATCAACACAACCATAGCGATCTCTCAGTTGGAGTACTGTTTAATTATTTTATACAAATGTATGAGACTGAAAGCAATGTTTTGATATTGGATAAAATACACAAGCTACTAAGTGGTAAAAAAACAAAGCCTGTACTTTACACATACGATAGTATATTGTTCGATGTGGAAAGTAGTGAATTAAACTACCTATTAGAAACGGTTATACCTAGTAGTATTGATATAAGCAAATATCCAATAAAGATAAAGCAAGGTACGAGTTATAAAAATATATGCGTTTAAGTGCAAAGTAAGATATTTATAAGAAATATTACAAGTTAAGTATTATGAAACTATCCGAACTTAGAAAAATGATCCGTCAAGAAATAGCAAGTTTGCATCAAGAAGGAAGCATGAAACGCAAAAGAATAAAGGAAGAAGATACAACAGATCCCGCAGTCATAGCTGCGCAAAAAGCAGCTGCAGCAGCTGATATCAAAGCTAAGGAATTGGCACTTAACAATGCCAAAAAAAAGCTTAGCACAATAAAATAATGAGACCACAACTACTCTGCACATTTACCTACATAGATAGGTTACCAATTAGCATCGAAGACATTTATAAGGCTTACGAACAAGAGCATGTCAGCAATATGAAATGCTATCATTACGCACATCTTCCAAACAATGTTATTTGTATATACAACACAACCATTAGCGATAGACGCTTAAAAGACACCATATCAATAAACCGCAAAAAAGAATCAAACACATATTACAGCATTAATGCACTAAACAGTCTGATACGCATACTGAACAATGGTGTTTTAGATAAATCCTATTTAATCAACTGGTTAGACTATGGTGATTCCATATTATTATCCGAAGGTGAAGAAGGTTACAAACAAATAAAAATTAAAGAATTAACCATATAAATTTGGTTAATAAATAAAATTTGCTTATATTTATATAAGAACAGGCAAGACAAGTTAAGGGTTTAAAAAAAGTAAGCGACGGCCGTTGCAAGTTAGAAAAAAAATCCCTATATTGAATAGTCAATTCGTTTAACAATTAAAAACAAGTAAATTATGGCGATCAATTTAGATCAAATCAAATCAAAGTTGCAACAAATGCAACAAGCAAGTATTGGAGGTGGAAACAAAACAAGTGAATACATTTGGAAGCCACCAGTAGGAAAATCCCAAGTAAGAATCGTACCTTACGCATTCGACAAAAACAACCCCTTTATTGAACTTTATTTTCACTACGAGATTGGAAAACGTACAATGGTATCTCCAATTTCTTATGGACGTCCTGACCCTATCGTAGAGTTTGCAGAAAAGCTTAAAAAATCTGGAGACAAGGAAGATTGGAAGTTAGGTAGAAAAATTGAACCTAAGTTTAGAGTGTATGCACCAGTTATAGTACGTGGAGCA